TAAATCTACATAAGTGCCTTGAACCGTGCAGGTTGATAAGGAAGAGGGCAGAGCCATTTACTATGCGCCTTGTCTGAATACATTCACGGTCTGAGTGCTAGAGGCAACAACAGCAAAAACTTTCTCGCCTTGTTGTAATTCAACAGAAAAACTCGCTCCTGCAAGTAACTCAAAACCATAAGAGGCTGTCGTGACTCCTGCTCCCCCTAAAAAAACAGTCGCCCCGCCCGAGGGAACTTGAATACTAATTGTTTGACCATCTCTGCCGTCCGCGTCAGAGGTAACTTGGGTCGCCGTAGTTCCTACGGTGACTCTTTGATGTGATACTGCCATATAAACTCCTCAGAAAAGGAAGGGCGACTCATTTTACTAAATCGCCCCTCGCACTATACAGCGACTTCTTTTGTTTTCTTCTTAGCCTTTGGCTTTGACGCCTCTGGTACTTGCTCGACTACATCTTCTTCAATCAATTTAATGTAGCGGTTATTAGCCAGAGCCTTAGCATGGCGCCAACCCTTTACTTCTACTATGTCTCCAGCCACAAGTTTGCGACCTTCGACTACCATTGATTTTAGAATTTGTGCTTTCATGCTATGCAGTCATATCTATCCACACATAAGAAAATGTTCTTGCTGTGTCGTCGATTGCCGAACCCGTTGGGTTGTAAAGATAAATTGATACTGTGTCTGCCGCTGTGATAGCCGCACCTGCAAAAATCAAGTCATCATTTAGGTTTGACGGTGGATTTACGATAATGATGTCGGTTGTTTTAGCACCTGTCAGGGTAAAAGTTACTGAACCCCTTGTAGTTGCCGCAATTGAGGCAGGGTCTACTGAGGCAGTTCCGAAATCTAATCCGTAGGTTACATCGCCAGTTGAGCCAACGATTGCACCTACCGAAATTTCACCTCTTGAAATTCTATTTACTACTGGCATTTATTTCTCCTAATAATAGGAAAGGAGTGAGACCACTAAAAGTCCCACTCCTTTCATTTAACTAATTAAGCAACAATTCCTGACCAGAAATATCCAAGGTCAGAAGCAATTACCTTATTATCGAAAGACATTTCTGCTTCGATACGGTCTGCTTTAATTGATTCCATACGGAACTGTGAAGTTCCAATGGTTGCTCCAAGACCGCCTGAAACACCTGTCCATGAGAAGGTGTATCCAGCGGAAGGAGTCATAAGCCCGGGCTGTGGGGCGACATGTGCAAGAAGAGCGTTCTTACCAAAAGCAAAACTGTATGCTTCTGCGGCGCCTTCGTTGTTAGTTGCCTTTACTGCCTTAGCAACCAAAACTCGAGGGATGTCAAACATTGCGGCTAACATGTCGGTTGTGATTGTTTGTGAAGAGGTGTACTTAATACGGTCTACTAGGTCAGGGTGATTCTTTAGTGCCTTGAATACATCGTATCCAAGAACTAAAGTGTTTGCTTCCATACCGGTAGCGCCGAGCATTTCAGACTTTCCATCCTCAATGTTTGAGATTGGGTCTGAAGAAGTGTAATCACTCCAATGCTTTGCTTCACCTGATGATGGCGCACCTGCAACTCCTAGTACATCATCTGCCCAGATACCTGTTGTGAAAAAGTCAGATACAAACTGAAGTTCACGACGAAGCATCAAACGACGAGTGACAAATTCTGTTGCCTCACGAAGCGGATTCAATGGGGCGTCAGCGTTTGCAACTGTCTGGTCATCAACATCTTTGTGGAAAGCAAAGACATCGGCTGAATATGTTGAAGTTGATAGATTGTAACCGCCACCTGCTGACTCTGTTCCGGGCGCACGGCGTTGAGCCTCGTCACGGAACCAGTCATTCTTGGTGTATACAAAGTATTTATCGCTCTTCTTATCGACAGGAATTACTGGGAATACCTTGTCAGCGATAAAGTTTGCTTGATTTTGTAAATACGCAACAGAGATGTTGGTAAGGATTGCGTCCACATGGACGGAGTTAATGTTTGGCTGTGGCATTTATTTTTCCCCCTTATGCCGCTCTGGTCGGACCAGCACAGTTGATGACTGCTGTAACGATGTCACCAGATGCTCCAGACTCGGTTAGTAGGGTGCCAACGACAAACTTAGTTGTGTCCGTTCCAGAGACCAAAGCGACTGCTCTGCCTGTGGCACTTGTTCCAATCAATGCGCCTTCACCGATTGCCGCACCAGCAACAATCTTTGTTCCTCCGACAACTAGCACTTCTGCTTCTTGTCCTGAAGTTGGAGCATTTTGTAAAACGCCAATAGGAATATCGGTGGCTGCTGCTGCTGCGGCTGCCTGACCCGATGCGTTCAATTTGACGAATGTGTATTGCAAACTCGAAAGGTCTGCCGCTGCTACGAGGGTGACCTTTACCGAGTAGTTAGAGATTTCGTATGCCATGTTTTAGGCACCTTTCTCGGATAGGTATTGGCTATAAAGGTCAGGGTTTTTTGAAGCAATGTCAGTAATCGCCTGAGCGAATGACTTTGCTACACCCTCATCAACAGCAGACTTAGCCATGGTCGTCATACGCTCATAGGCATTGCCTGTTTTGAAGTCCGCAGATTTGCCGATTTCTGCAAAAATTGATGCTGACTCAGCCTGTGCATTGACTGAAGATAAAACTTCTTCAATACTCTTTGCTAGGTCTGAATCTACTTCGTTCAAACGACGAAGTGCTGGTCCTACTTTTTCAGCATTGAGATTGAGGTTTCCCCATCCCTTTGCTTTTTCTACTGCCTCTGCATCAGCGCGAGCAATTCTCTCTTTACGGAGTTCTGCTGTTGCTTCTTCTGCTTGTGTCTTGAGGTCAGTAATCATTTTGACAACTGATTCAGGAGCCGACTTCATGTAAGAATCCATTTTTTTCTTATCGTCATCTTCCATTTTTTTAGTCTCATCAGAGGAATCTTTTTTCTCGTCCATCGCCATCTCAACTTCCAATTCAGGCTTTTCTTTTTCCTTTTCGGCGAGTTTGGCTTCGAGTTCTGCGATACGGGCTTTAGCCGCCGCAAGTTCTTCCTCTACGGTCTTTTCAACCGGCTTCTCCTGCTCTTCAGTTGCCGAAGTGTTTTTCTGCTCCATATTGGAGTCCTCCTCGGTGAGCGATTTGTCGAGAACCCTCTGAACTTCAGATTGACTGGCAGATTTCATAACCAACCAGCCCTCATGTAAGTGAGCCGGATGGTCCACACCACTTGTCTCTTCGATGGCAAGATTGACCATCTTCTTAGTCCGTGGCTTGGGCAAGGTGTCTCCTTACAAAATAAGAGGAGAGCCTTTTAGCATCTGGCTAAAAAAACTAACCTCGGGTCTTGACACGACAAGAATACCATAAGTGTAATTCTTGCCCTTTAATGTCTTGCCATCTCCCGTATTGCAACCAAAGCATCACTTAGATTAGGTATGACTAACATCGAAAAAGGATTCTCATTTGTCCAAAAACGAGCCAACCTGAAGGCATAATCGTATTTATCAATTCGCGCCCAGATAAAGAAGGCTTGGGCATCATTTGGCAAGTTTACCGCTATGCCATCAAACCCCGGTGGCGTCTCAACCCGAGCGGATTCAAGGTTGATTGTGGCTAAAACCGCCATCGTGTCGTCAATTATTGTCTGCATCTTTATCCCTTTTTCCTTCTTGGGTAATCCATCGTGTCCATGTAAGAGGGGTCATCGTAATCAGAATCCTCAAACTCTCCTTCAGAATCATCCTGTTTTGAGGGAGCAAAATAAGGTTTTGGGTTCTTTCCCTCTATCCCACTCTCGCCCTCTGAATCATCCGCGTTATATCTATCCCCATGTGTTGATTGGTCATGGTCGCCATGTTTGTCCACTTCTTTCTTATCTGATGCGTAACGGTGTCCCTCTGGTAAAAGGTCTTGGTCATAAGGCGAACGCTTAAATCTGCCCGTGCGAAGTGCATGTAGAAAACCATTGACGCGACCCATAGCCCATTGCTCGCGACCTGTCACATTTGGTCTCACGGACGAGGGGTTTGATTGATAAGCGCCAACGCCACGGTCGTAAACTTGTTGGAGAACTGATAAAGAGGTCCTCTTACTTTTTACATCCCCAACCGATTCATTATGTTCTTTCACTTTATCTCGCAAAGTGCTTTCAGTCGATTTCTCAATTTTCTTATCAGTCATTCTTAATTGAGATACTGGTTTGATTACGCGTCTGTCTGTCTCTTGCAATCCTGATTCTGTCTCGGCATAAACTCTAATGGTTGCAACGGGTTTGTCCTCGGATGCCTCTTCGCTCTCATCAGAGCCACTTATAGAAACCTTACCGCTTGTCTTAATGCTCTCAACTTTTCCTGTGGCATAAGTAGTCGCTTGAGGGGGTTTGCTTACTGCGTAAAGGACTACATCTCCGACATTAACATCTTTGGCTTTTTTTACTTTGTACTCTTTCATGCTCAAAGCCATGCGACGCATACCTTCTTGGATTATTGCAGAGGCATATCCATTGACTGCTAAAAGACCTTTTTGTTTTACGACTTCCTCAATCATTTTATATTCTTGCTCTGGCAGGACAGATAAAGGTCCTTGTCGCAAAATTGAAAGAGTTTTTATATCTCTGTCTGTCATGTTTTTATATCTTGCGAAGGGTAGACATTTTGTGACCGACCTTTTTATCCGTTGGCTTCCCGTCTTTGTACAAAGTAATTAAAACAGCAGGGTCATCGTCTGTTCCTTGTAAATTAAAACTAGAGCCGGGTACGCTCAATCTGCCATTGCGCTCAACCCTAACCACCTTGCCCCGCGCAGTTCCTCCAGATGAACCCCAAGAAACCATGTCTCCTCTCGAAACGCTTTTTGCTTTTTTCATGTCAAAAGCCATTCGACGCTTTGCATCGGCAATCATAGAAGCGGCATAACCTGTTACACCATCTATACCATTTTCATCTACGGCGTCTCGAATCATCTTAAAATCTAGGTCTGACAAGTGCGATAAAGGACCATCGCGAAGAGTGTCTAACATTTTCTTATCTCTAATTTTCATAGATTTTTTCCTTTGGCTTTTTAGGATTCATAATTGTATCAATGTGAACTTGGTTCACACCGGGGTCACTTTTATCTACTTCAATATCAACAAATAATCTTTCGGCTTTACCACCTATGGAATAACCTCGGATTTTTCCTTGTTGCACCATCTCCCATGCCCATGGCTCCCAGATAACTCCGAGAAAGACCGTATTGGCTGGATAGGTATGTTGCTCCTCTTTACCATCAGGAGTTGTAATTGGAACGGTGAGCGAATAAGGGAACGACATAAGTTCCACCCATTCACCTGCAACTAAATCGCGATTGTGTTGAAGTCTAATTCTTCGGTCATTTGTTCGAACATAATCCCAGACCGCCCTTTGTAATTCATCGCTATCGGTCCACTCACCATGAGCATCCTCC